AACTAAAGATAAAAGAAGCAGTAAAAGTTATAGATGTTGATGTAATATCAAGATTAGGTTTTGAAAATAAATCAAAAGAATTTACTGAAGTAAAAGCAAATAACGAAAAACGTAATAAAATAACTGGTGCTTATGAATAATTTAGAATTAAATAAAATCTATTGTGAAAGCAATTTAGATACTATGGCAAAAATGCCAGATAATTTTATTGACTTAACAGTTACATCACCACCTTATGATGATTTAAGAGATTATAAAGGTTATTCATTTCCTTTTCAAGATATTGCAAAAGAATTGTACCGGGTAACTAAAGAAGGTGGTGTAATGGTTTGGGTTGTTAGTGATGCTACAATTAAAGGAAGTGAAACTGGTACAAGTTTTAAACAAGCATTATATTTTAAAGAATGTGGATTTAACTTACACGATACAATGATATATAACAGAGTTTCTCCGTTTCCAGATGCAATAAGATATCACCAATCTTTTGAGTATATGTTTATATTAAGTAAAGGAAAACCAAAAACTTTTAATGGTTTAAGAGAAAACAAAAGTGAAAAATCTTTTACATCAAAAAAAACTACTACATTTAGAAATAAAGATGGAACAACAAAAAAACCTAATAAAAAAGCACAAGACAGGTTGAAAAACTCATTAAATGATAAAACTAAATTAATGAGTAACATTTGGAAAATACCTGCTGGTTTTGGAGTTAGTACAACAGATAAAGAAGCCTTTAAACATCCTGCAATATTTCCAGAAAAATTAGCTGCTAATCACATTGTTAGTTGGAGTAATGAAAATGATTTAATTTATGACCCATTTATGGGAAGTGGCACAACTGCAAAGATGGCACACATATATAAACGTAATTGGATAGGAAGTGATATGAGTAAAGAATATGTAGATATAGCTAATAAAAGATTAAAACAATATATTGACCAATTAACAATGTTCTAAAAACAAAGTTTAATTACGTTATATAATTGAATAAACAAATTTGTATCAAATGGATAAAAGAAAAAACAACGGTGGTAAAAGAGATGGTGCTGGTAGACCAAAGAAAGCAGATGAACTTAAACTAATAGAAAAGTTAGATAACCTTATTGATAATGATGAGGTAATTAAAACACTTGGTAAACAAATACTAAAAGGTGATAGTCGTGCTATGTCATTGTACTTTGGTTACAGATATGGTAAGCCTAAAGAAAGTGTAGATATAACCTCAACAGATGGGTTTAATATTAACTTTAAAGATATTATCAAGTTTAAGTGATAGACATAAACCAAAAGTATAAACCTATCCAAACATCAGATGCCAGGTATTATATTGTTACTGGTGGACGTGGTTCGGGTAAATCGTATTCTATAAACTTACTATTATTGTTGCTCACTTTTGAAGCTGGGCATACAATTCTATTTACAAGGTTTACATTATCATCTGCATACATTTCTATAATACCAGAATTTATAGACAAGATAGAAACACTTAAACTACAAGACCATTTCTATATCACAAAAGATGAAATAAGAAATAAGCTATCTGGTAGCAAGATAATCTTTAAGGGTATCAAGACATCAAGTGGTGACCAAACTGCCAACCTAAAGTCTTTAACTAATGTTTCTACGTGGGTAATGGATGAAGCAGAAGAACTACAAGATGAAAACATATTTGACAAGATAGATTTAAGTGTTAGAAACCTTAACCAAAAGAATAGGGTAATCTTAATTTTAAACCCAGTTACAAAGGAGCATTGGATATATAATAGGTTCTTTGAAGATAAAGGTGTACAAGCTGGAACAAACTCAACCAAAGGCAATACATCATATATACACACTACATATTTAGATAACATAGAAAACCTATCTAAAAGTTATTTAGAGCAAATAGAAAACATTAAGAAACGTAGACCAGATAAATACAAGCACCAAATGCTTGGTGGATGGTTAAACAAAGCAGAGGGTGTAATATTTACTAATTGGCAAATAGGTGAGTTTAAAAAAGTCGGTGTAAGTGTGTTTGGTCAAGATTATGGTTTTGCATCAGATGAAAATACATTAGTAGAAACCAACATAGATGTGAACAACAAAATAATCTATTTAAAGGAATGCTTTTACTTAAAAGGTCTTACCACATCACAGATAGCTGAACTAAACCTTAAACACGCTAAAAATAGTCTTATAGTAGGTGATAGTGCTGAACCAAGACTACTACACGAATTGAAAGCAAAAGGTTGTAATGTAGTCAAAGCAATAAAAGGTCAAGGTTCTATTACATACGGCATAGCATTACTACAAGATTATGATTTGATTGTAGAAGAAAACAGTATAAACTTAATCAAAGAACTAAACAACTACTCCTGGTTAGAAAAAAAGTCTAAAACACCACAAGACAAATTCAACCATATCATTGATGCAATCAGATATGCAATCTCATATCAACTACAAAACCCAAATAGAGGTAATTATTTCATAAGCTAACTTACTTATAATTAGATATTTATAAATTATTTTAAAAATAGTTGTTAAATTGTTTGTTTATAACTAATAATTAGTTGTATATTTGTTTCATATTAATTAACTAAAACAAAACATTATGAAAACGCAAAAAATAACATTAGGCACAACAGTAGCAACACCAAAAGGATTAGGTATTGTTATTGGATTTGGAGAATGTGTAGGAAGTACAAAGGTTGAACTTGAAAGCACTTTAAAAGTTAAAGAGTTTTTAAGCAGTGAATTAAAATTTCTATCAAAATAATAATCAAATAACAAAACAGATATGACAGAAGCACATTTAAAAACCGCATACGACAGATTAAGAGAGTTAAACATTGGCTTTGATGAAAAGTATATACTTATAGAAGTAATGTCAACACTATCATCTAAATCATTTAATGAGGGATATGATAAAGCTATTGAAACTGCAAAGCGAGTTTATGAAAAGGTATAGAACACAAATAATAATAGTATTAATGCTGGCATTTTTTGTAATTGTATTAAATGCCTTAAACATATATATAAGATGAAAAAGATAATAGATAAATTCCTAATTAAAAGAAGCATCAGACCATATAAGGTAGTACCTTTATCAACTGGTGTAATTGTAGAACATTACCGTAATGGTAAACTTAAAACAGAATATTATGGATTGGTATAGTACACCAGAGTACCCAGAGTATGAATGCACAGAATGTGGTGCAGATATAGACAAGCCTGGTGTGTGTAGTGGCACTTGTCACGAGGCAAGTATGATTTAACTTATATGGTTAAGGTTAGTTGCGTAGATTGAAAAATTAATTAAATACAAAAACAATGAACATACAAGACAAAATGCAAGAAATACACCACAAGTACGGTGTTACAGAAAAAGCAAATTACGAAATACAATTATTTATAGAGGACTTAATAATAAAAGACCGAGCCGAGCAATTAACTTTAACCGATGTTAGCCAACAACGTGAACTGTTAATTGACTTTAGTAAAAAAATAATGTTTGGTGAAGATTGGACACCACCATTACCATACGAACAGATGGTTGATGACTATTTAAAAGGCAATTAATTGTGGCTAACTTAAAAGTGTATCATTAGTAGCGGAAAATTAACAATAAATTTATAAAAATGGAAGAAATAATTAACGGACTTAGTCAAATAAAAACAAGAGTTGATAATGGAACAATAACCACTGTAAACGGAACAGAAACTTTATTATCTAAACAGCTTGCAAGTATGCTTGAAAAAGCTATTAATTATACACGTTGTTGTGAGGAGCTGTGTGATGTTTGCAACAATAACCAAGTATTTGAAACAGAAGATGGCTATACAGCAGATTGTCCAAGATGTAATTAATTAGCACAATTACTTACAACGTTACACAAATAAGATTAGTAAAGACAAGGAAAAAGTAAAGAACACATTAGAAAAGCGAAAAGAAACTTTAAACAAGTTACTTGATACACAGCCAAAAATGGTTGACGAATATACTGCACAAATAAGCGCAGAGATAATTGAAGAAATTAACCAAATAGACAATGCTTTATTAATTTTATTTAGTGTTGTTGTGCCGAAGGGAACGTTAAGTTGTGATTGCCCTAAATGTGGTAAAGAAATGATTAGCGAATGGGTTAAGCACCATAACTGTGTAGATTGTAAAGAACATTATACATCAACTTAATGCACTCCAACGTTACATAGCTATGAGTAGTGCGGCTAAACAAACTT